GCACCAGGAGCTTGTCCATTAGTAAAAGTTTGAGAAAAAGTAACACCTACAACATTAACATAACTAGTCCAAAATTGACTTCCTGTTAAATAATTATAACATTGACTAGTTGAGCTAAAATTTTGTCCATAAGCGTTGTTAACTAAATTAATAAATGAAGCATCTGTTTTAGCTGATGATCTTTTAAACCTAACAGAAGCTGAAACATTAGTAGGTGTTTTAACATTACCATCTGGTACAGGAAAAGCTATAACATATCCTAAATCTTCATCAGGTCCATTCCACCATTGTAATCCTCCTGGTCTTGTATCTTGCCAAGCTAAACTAGCTGTACCGATAGCTAAACTACCAGTTTGCATTGCCCCAGCTATAGCTGAACCTGTATTATAAGCAAAAGGTCTTGAAGTAGGCATATAATATAAATATTAAAAAAGTTTGGCTTTTAAGTTATACTTTATTATATTAAGTTAAATGCATTATATAATTGAAACAACTGAACAACTTAACTATTTAGAAAGAGATAGCTGCTATGATAGTTGTTTTATAAACATTATACCTAATAATGATTTATTTCATCCTAAATTAACAGGTGTATGTTGTGTATATTACAGATGTAATAAAACAAAAGGATATATTTTACCTATTAATCATACTGAATCTTTTAATTTAGATTGGAATGAAGTATTAAAGTTTATTAAAAAACATAAAATTATTCATGTTTTAGATAAAAAAACTCATGATTATTTCTTCCCTAAATCTACACCTAGTACTGATATAAATTTTAAATTATTAAATAATGGAAAAGACGCTATTAAAAATCATGAATTTAACACAAATACTCACAACTATTTCTATAGACAACATTACTTTAGGAATAATGTTAATTCTTTAATACCTATTTCTAAACATTATGAGAAATGGGAATCTATCTATTTAATAATTGAACAATACTTAGATAACAAAATTGATCAATATTTTGATTATGAGTATACAGGTATATTTAAGTCTATAGAAGAAAATGGCATAAAAATATCACCATCAAAATTTAAAAATTATTTTGAAACAAACCATGATGATTTTTCAATAACTAAAAATAAAATACATACTAAATTTAATTTATATAATATTACTACAAGACCTAGTAATGCTTTTAATAATATAAATTTTGCGGCTTTACCTAAAGAAAATGGAGCTAGACAATCATTTGTAGCTTCTAATGACTTTTTAGTTGAATTTGATTTCTCAGCTTATCATCCCAGTATTATAGCCAAATTAATTAATTATGATTTAGGTGATAAACCATACCAACATTTAGCTGAAATAATGGGAGTAAATGAAGATGAAGCTAAAGAGATTACATTTCAAAATTTATATGGTGGTGTAAAATCAGAATTAAGAAATAAACCTTATTTTAAAGATATTATTTCACTCACAGATCAAATATGGGATGATTTTAATTATGGTGGTTATGTTTTAATAGGAGGAAATAGAAAACTAACTAAAGCAAATATAACTGACCCATCACCTCAAAAATTACTTAATTATTTAATTCAAAGTAAAGAAACAGAAAATAATGTTAAAATATTAACAGATTTATTTAATTATTTGGAAGATAAACAAACTAAAATAGTTATGTATACTTATGATTCAATTTTGTTTGATTTTTCTAAACATGATACTAAACAATGTTTGGTTGATATTAAATCAATTATAGAAAAAAACGGTTTTAAAACTAAATTTAAACATGGAAAAGATTACGGTTTCACAAATTGATAACATATTTATCAGTCGACCAATTGATGATATCGTGACTAACAAACTGTTTTGCACCTTTATACAAAGAGAGAATTTAGATGAAGCTATCTCTAATATAACAGGTCAGTATAAAATATTATATAATAAAATATTTGTTTTAGAATCTAAACAAACTGACGAGTACATTTGTACTTACAATATTGATTCTGTTAATTTTAACAATGAAGTATTTCATAATACTATTTTAGTTCATCGTAAAAAAGAAACAAATACTCTTTATACTATTAATGCTTTAAATACTTTGATAAGAAGTTTAAATGGTGGTTTAATAGACCCATATTATAAAATAAACTGGCCTGATTATCAAAATATGATTCTTTTAACTCAAAATAATGAGTTAAGAAAAGTTCAAACAAAAATTTTTAAAATAATTTCTCTTTAAGCTTGGCTTTTTAGAAATCCCTCATTATATTTGTATCAAATAAATAAGTTACAATATATGAGTATGGATTTAAATGCTATTAAAAACCGTTTGCAATCATTGCAAAACAAAAAATCTGGTGGTAGTAAAGAAGATCGTTCCAAATATTTTTGGAAGCCATCAGTAGGAAAACAAGTTATTCGAATTGTGCCTTCAAAATTCGACAAGTCAAACCCATTTAAAGAAGTTCTTTTCCATTATGGAATTGGAAATCGTACAATGGTAGCTCTTTCAAATTGGGGTGAAAAAGATCCAATTGTAGAATTTACTTCACAACTTCGTAAAACTTCTGACAAAGAAAATTGGCGTTTAGCTAAGAAAATTGAGCCAAAAATGAGAATTTTTGCTCCTGTTATTGTTAGAGGTGAAGAAGAAAAAGGAGTACGTTTGTGGGAGTTTGGTAAAGCTATGTACATGGAATTGTTATCAATGGCTGAGGATGAAGATATTGGAGACTACACTTCAATTGTTGATGGTCGTGATTTGACAATTGAAACTACAGGACCTGATACTAATGGTACTATGTACAACAAATCATCAATTCGTGTTCGTACTAAACAAACACCTTTAAGTGAAAACAATGCTCAAGTAAAAGAATGGTTGAATGAACAACCTGATGTAATGTCACTTTACAAAAAGTATGAGTTTGATGAAATGAAAAGTTTGTTGATGAATTATCTCAATCCTGAGGAAGAAGTTGAAGCAACTGAAGATTCAGATGACACTGACTCAGATGTTATTGAAACTCCAAAATCAAACTATTCAGAACCTGCTCCTAAAAAGAAGAGCAATTTTGACGAAGACGAATTTGATTCACTTTTTAATGATTAATTGTTATGGCTAAAAAAAGTGGAAATTCAGTTAGTGAAACAGTTTCAGGTGCTATTAAAGGTACCTTTAACTTAGATTCCTTTAAGAAATCAAAATTTCTTAGTTCTAACAGTGTAAAATTTAAAGAACAAAAATGGATTCCACTATCTCCAGCCTTTCAAGAAATTGTAACATTACCTGGTATTCCGCATGGTCACATAACTTTGTTACGTGGCCATTCGGATACTGGTAAAACTACAGCTTTACTTGAGATAGCAGTTAATGCTCAAAAAATGGGTATTTTACCTGTGTTTATTATTACTGAGATGAAATGGTCTTGGGATCATGCTAAAATGATGGGACTAAAAGTTGATGAAGTAGTTGATAAAAGCACAGGTGAGGTAGTTGATTACAATGGATTTTTTATCTATGTAGATAGAGGTAGATTAAATACAGTTGAAGATGTAGCTGAATTTATTCTTGATCTATTAGATGAACAGAAAAAAGGTAATTTACCTTATGACTTATGTTTCTTGTGGGATTCAATTGGATCTGTACCATGTGAAATGTCTGTTAAATCAAATAAAAATAATAATGAATGGAATGCTGGTGCTATGAGTACTCAATTTGGTAATAATGTTAATCAACGTATCTTATTATCAAGAAAAGAATCATCGCCTTACACTAATTCATTAGTTTGTATCAACAAAATTTGGGTTGACAAACCAGCAACACCAATGGAAATGCCTAAAATGAAAAACAAAGGTGGTAATACAATGTTTTTTGATTCTACATTAGTTGTAACATTTGGTAATATTACTAATTCAGGTACATCTAAAATTAAAGCTACTAAAAATGGTAAAGATGTTGAGTTTGCTAAACGTACCAAAGTAGCTATTGATAAAAATCATATTAATGGTGTTACTACAATGGGTAGAGTTATTATGACACCACATGGTTTTATTGAAGAAGATCCTAAAGCTATTAATGAGTATAAAAAAGAACACTCACATGAATGGTTACAAGTTTTAGGAAGTACAGATTT